AGGGGTGCCATTTCAATATTGCCACTCTTGATACCAGTTTCTACAGTACCCTTTCCTAGTTGTTCATTCAGAACATCAAGGACAGGTGCAGCCCAAGGAGCAAACTTCTCCTCTAGAGTGCCGGGGAAGTAGCCTAAGTCTTTACCCACAGACACATTGGGACGTGTCAAGATGATCTTGTCGATCTCACGGTTGGCATACATGTTCGCTGCATAGGTGGCTGCAATGAACGTCTTACCAGTCCCTGAGAAACCACAAACAATGATCTGATCTGAATCCTTTAGACGTTTCAGATAGGTGTCTTGGTTGTCGTTAAGAGGCTTGATGGAGACGGTACGCATTGTACCCTCTTGTTCAGCACCTTTGTAACGGGACTGTCGTTTGCCTTTGGGCTTTTCAAGCATTGTCATCTTCTCCTAGAACACTCTCATCTTTACTAGCAAGGTTCCCAAGGATGTAACCCACCATCGTTTCTAGATCGTCAATCCTGTCCCCCTGCCTATAAGTTAAATAGGTCAGAAGGAACAGGACTGCAATCTGTACAAGGTCAAAGAACATCAGGTCAGGTCCACGATTTGATTAGGTTTCATAAGTTTTCTTTCTCTGTACCAAGTAGTCTTAGGGATATTGAACTTCTTTGCAACACTATAAGAGCAAAGATTGAATACCCATGAGGGCCACTTATCCGAAGCCCGCTTACCGACCCACCTCTTTTTAGAGTGTTCTCGACAAACTTGCTTAGTCTCATCTGTGTGCTTCATCCCAAAAGCAGAATGTTCACCGCCGAGAGATTTGTTGTAGAGTTGCCAAGGCTCAAAGAGGGATATGAGCAACCTCTCTTTTTCATACAAATCCTTGGCATTACTGCACAACATTACCACAGACCACTCAAAGGCTTCTTCTCCATGCTTTCTGAGAGCCTTATGGAAGTGAGCCTTGCTACCTGACTTTGCAGACCTAAGGTGCTGAGACTTTCGGTAGTCAAGGGTTTTTGTGGTAAGCCCTATGTAGGACTTACCGTTCTTAGTATTATATGCTTCGTAGATAAGCATCAGATGCTATCACAACTGCGCATACCAGTCTCAGGGTCGATATAGCAAGCACCCCCCTCTACTACAGTCTCATCAGCCTCTTCTTTAGATTCGATGACATCTTCTGATGCAGAGGAGTTAAGGATGCCGCCACGCTTCCCAGAGGCTCGAAACGTAGTGCAACCCTTAGCCCCACCCTGCCAAGCCTGCATATAGACGTTCTTGAACTCATCCCAAGTCACATCCGCACCCACGTTACAAGTCTTGGAGCAAGCACTGTCTACCCACTTCTGTGCAGCAGTAAGCATGTTCACATGGTCTTGGACAGAAATTTGATCTGCCGTGATGCACTCTACGCCCCACTCACGGAAAGCGTAGTCTTCAACCTTCTCGTACATAGGGCCATCTGCCGTTTGGATAGTCCTAGTGTACGACAAAGAAAAGACTGGCTCAAGACCTGATGAGATGTTGTTGGCAGTAAGGCTGATGGTCCCAGTAGGTGCAATAGAAGTAAGGTGCGAGTTACGGATACCAAACTTCTTAATCTTTAATTGCACCTCATAGTCCAGATTCTCTACGAACTTAGACTTCAAGTACTTTTCTTCGTCGTAGGCAGGGAACGAACCTTTCTCAGCAGCGATAGAGGCTGAAGCAGAGTAACACCAGTTTGCAAGATGCTCCAAGACCTTCTCAGTAAAGTTTGTCGCCCCTTTAGAGCCATAACGAAGCCCAAGAGCGCCAAGAGCATTACCAAGACCAGTGACACCCAAACCCATACGGCGCTTGTTCTTAGCCTCTTCTTCTTGTTGTGGCAACGGGTAGATAGTCTCATCAATAACGTTATCCATAGCACGGACAACATAAGGGACATCTCGCTGCAACAGAGACCAGTTGAAAGCAAAACCTTCCTCAGTACGATAGACATACTTGGTAAGATTAAAACTGCCCAACAAACAGGCTCCATAAGGTGGCAAAGGCTGTTCACCACAGGGGTTAGTCGCAGAGATGTCTTCCATATAGTACAGGTTGTTCATTTCATTGACACGGTCAATAAAGATCACCCCCGGTTCAGCCCAGTCCCAGTTGACACGAAGCATGGCATCCCACAGGCTACGAGCGCGTACAGTATCAAATGTCTGACCATCAAACACAAGGTCGAAGGTGTCATCATTTTTCACTGCTTCCATAAACTTGTCAGTAACCAGAACTGAGATGTTAAACTGGGTCAAGCTGTTGCTGTTGGCTTTAGCTGTGATGAACTCCATAATATCAGGGTGATCCACACGAAGACAACCCATCTGTGCGCCACGACGATGCCCTGCCGAAGCAATAGTCTTACAAATGGCATCCATGATACCCATGAACGACACAGGGCCTGATGCTTGGCTACCCAAAGACTTGATACGCGCACCTTTAGGACGAATACCAGAGAAGTCGTAGCCTACACCACCGCCCATCTGCATAGTCTTAGCAGCTTCTGTTGCCACATTCATAATACCCATAAGGCTATCAGGAACCTTCTGCATGACAAAGCAGTTAAAGGCAGTGACCTTACGGTAAGAACCTGCTGCACTCTGCACTCGTCCACCCGGAAGGAAGCGTTGCTCTTTCAGGATTTCGTTAAACTTGGTGTAGTGATCCTGATTGTCAGTCAAGGCTTCTGCCACACGAGCGCATTTCTGCCCGTAGGTTTCACCCTCTTGGCGATACTTAACTTCGTCAGCCCAAATTGCAACAGGGATAGTTGGTCCAGTCATTGTTCTTATTCTCTCTCTTCTATCAGCGATTATCGCCGGAGCCTTTAATTACGTCTCGTTTCTGGCGGTCACGGAGTTTATTGACAACACCATGAACAATCTCATCCATCGTGTACCCCAGTTCATGTGCAGACATGGCAACGTACCACAACACATCACCAAGTTCAGCAGCCGCACCAATATCATCAAAGGAACCATCACGGATACCCTTCTTGATCTTGCCTGCATATTCCCCTGCCTCAGAGGCTAGACCCAAAGCAGTATAGGCTAAACCTTGTTGCTTAGGATAGATTGCAGTTTTCTGACACTCACTCTGGAACCAGTTGAAATCGCTGGTTCGAGCAAATGCGTCAATATCCGTTTCGTTAATCATATCTTCCTCTTCATCATATACAGACCATTTAGCCATCAGTATTCGTCCTCATACCTCTCTAAGAAGATGTAACCAAGATCGTCTAGGATTTCAAGTACCTTCCACAAAGTAAGGTCATGGTCCTTTAGGATAGTCACAAACCCACGATCTTCGATGAGTTTCAAGATTTGTTCTTTACTCACGGTTTTCTTCCATAGAATGTTGTCTCAGTCTCGTTGTTGGTGAAGAGATACCACGCATAGTTATCTACACCCTTCTTCTTGTTGTTCTCCCAGTACATCCGCCCTACACTGACCACCTTAGCACACTTAGCCATGTAGGGGCCTACTCGTACATTGTGCATATAGTCAGCAGGCAACAACAACCAAGTAGGTGCTAGGGTAGGTAGGTGGTCTAGAATAGGCTTTAGCATGTCCCATGTAAAGGGTGGGTTAGTGATGAAGTGAGTGACTTCTTGACTGACCCAGTTAAGGGTAAGACAGTTTCGTTGCTCCACGTTCTTTGCTTGTGGTTCAATGTCAAAAGCGCCCACACAAACTATACCGTGATGCCTGCACAGTTCGTTGATTAGGTCACCAGCACCAGCACAAGGTTCGATGAAAGCTGTGGGTAGTGGCAGATGTTCTACGAGAGCATTTACAGCAGCAGGGTCGATTGTTGCATAAAAGTCACGGCCCTTCCTCTCGAACTTGTCGTTGTCACGTTTGCTCATTTAGTGTCTTCCGTGGTTTTCGTGGTAGCTATATTTCACTTCTGCTTCTTTCCTAACTTTGGTGGCTTCTTCGATATTATCGAAGTGACCTAAAAACTCCCTTTTACCAGAAGTGTTTATTCTTGCTACCCACTTACTTAAACTCTTGTGCCAGTAAACTCCACAAACACCACTAGTATTTCTTGAACTCATCTTAGAGTTTCTTTGATTTTCTCGATTACTAACTGCGCGAAGATTACTCACCCTATTATCAGTCCTTACACCATTAACATGGTCTATCTGTTCAATGGGCCACTCTCCGTGGTGCAAGGCCCAGATAACTCTGTGCCCTCTAAACAAAGACCCATCAAGTTTCCCGTGTTTGTAACCTTTACTATCAACAGCGGTAAAGGCCTCTTTGCCAGAAAATCTGGCCCGCCAGTTATTCGGCATACCTTCATAATCCAACCAATACAGTTTTCCTGTCTCGGGTTCATAACGAAGGCGTTGACAAAGGTAGTCAATGTCGATGCTGATTGTTTCAGTTTTGCCCACTGTTATAAACCTCTACTTCCATAACTACTGTAGCTTTAGTCTTTCGACTTTCTGTGGCAAACATCTTAGCCGCCGATATAGCTGTGTCTTCTGTTTCGTAGTACAGATAGTCTTTGTCTTCCACATAGACCCTGTACCCTAAGATTTTAACGTCGTTGACCATACTCTTTCTCCAGAGCCTTTAGAGAAACCCATTGTAGATCGTAGTCACCATTCTCGACATAGCGTTTAATCACTACTCCTTTGGACCACTCTGCATTGGCTTGTCCTGCCCACTTTTCTTCAGACCCTTTGAAGCATCCTGCAACAAGGCCATTAAGCGGAGTAGGACGAGCATCCGCCTTCCGATAATAATGGAACTTGTGGCTATGACCAACAGTGCAACTATGAGCCAGCTTTTCGACAAGGCTGTAGCCATGATGCTTAGTAGACATAGCTGAACCAAAGTTACCACTGCTGACGTAGTGACCATATAGAACACCGTCATACTCAGCAAGTGAAGGGCCTGAGTTTCTGTATCCATGATACTCATCGAACCAGTAGTCTGTTTGAAGGTGGGAAAATGAGATTCCATATTTACTACCCTCTAGTCGTGGATCATGGTTGATAGCCTTCTTGATCCTGTTTTCGTGGTTGCCTTCAAAGCCAATCCGATAAGGGCGCTTCTTCTTACTGACCTTGTAGCGTCCCCAGATACGATCCTGAGCCTCATTGTAAGCCTCCACATCCTTCTGGTAGGACTGTGAGACAATAGCCTGTGGGTAGCGTGTGTCGTAGGTGTTGAGGGACTGCATGTCAGCACCATCACCAAGGTCAACACAGTAGTCAGGCTTTACGTCTTCGATCAAGTCACCCAACCAAGAGAAGCGTTCATTGCTTACATCTGGATGTGCATGGGCGCATGTCCATACGATTACAGTCTTTGTCAAAACGTGTCTTCCCAGTTTAGAGGAATGATCTGATCGCAGAAGTGTTCCACAATCTCAACTGCATCATCGAAGTCTTGGAAGATCAAGTCTTCTTCACTCAGAACCCCACGTTCATCCCGAATTGTTACCGACAGGACAAACCCTTCTCCATATGGCAACCCAAACCCATCATCTTCAATATCCCAATCAGGGATTTCAGAAGAGTGGATTGGACCACGAAGGACATTTACAATTTGAACCATTCTTCTGGCACCTCTTTATCTGCGAATGTGAAGCCATTCTTGTTGCACCAATCAGCATAGGAAGTCTTAGACCCTTTGTTGATCTTGACTTTAGAGTTCTGGAACACAAACCGTATGTCCAGTTCAGGGTGTTGCTTCTGGATCAGAAGATGTTTCTTTCTGTCCTCTGCCACAAACCTACCTTTAGTCTCTACCATGATCCCGTTAGGAAGCACGAAATCGACTGTGTAGGTGTGAAGGCTTTCTGGGATAACATACTTGATCTTCGTTGTCTCATACTCGACCTTCACACCCTGTTGTTCTAACTGCTTGGCTATTCGACCTTCGAAGCCAGATCGGTATCCCCTAGACTGGGGGGTTCCCACATTTGTCCTTCTTCCCGTCTTAGCCACAACAGTCTCCCATTCATTACTGCACGGTCATAGTCGCCTTCATAAGCCTCAAGACAGCGTTTCCACATTTCTTCTTTTGTGGTAGCACCTTCAAGGATTTTCTCGGCCTTCGCTTTACCGACTTTCCAGACACCTTTGATGTTGTCTACAGCGTCACCCATCAACAGTTGTGTGTAGAAGAACAACAGACCATCTTCTTCACTAACCTCTGTCCACTCGTCTTTTGTAGGGTTATACAACAAACCGGGAACCTGCTTGAAGTCTTTGTCGATAGAGACAATCACGGCATCTGGAAAGTGTTTGGTTGCCAAGATTGCAATTGCATCGTCAGCTTCCTCCCCTTCTGTCAAGATAGTGTTGAACTCTTCCATGATGTAGTTACGAGCAAAGTTTAGAAGCACAGGCTTTTCCTTTGGTCGTTGAGCCTTGTAGTCTTTAGCAATTTCGTGACGGAAGTTGTTAGGTCCCGTCAAGAACGCGATGTAGCGGAAGTCCAGCCCGTATCTCTCAATTATGGCGTCGAAGATGTTCCCGAAGAGTTCATCTATCTTACCACAAACACCACCAATGGTGTCCCCCTCTTTTGAGAATACAGCACGATACGCCAGAGGGTCAGCGTCGATAAGGATTAACTTTGTCACTGATTACCTGTCAGGTTGAAGACTGTGGGAAATGCTGGGACCAGCACATCTTTGATCTTACGGGCCATCACAACATGTTCCCACTGGGTCACACCGGGATCATCACGAACTTCAAGGTAGTGCAACCAACTACGCAGTGTGCCATTGACGTATAGGCGGCTCATGGTAAGACCTTCGGGAAGGATTACCCTAGCACATTCTTTAGCCACACCACGCTGAAGCATAAACTGATAGTCATTACCAGAAAGATAAGCAACAGTTTCGGCTATTTCTTTGAACTGTTCTTTACTTTCACGGCTAAGATCATCAACACTGTTCTGACGGTTCTTAGTGTCTTGGCTACGGAACTCACGTCCAGTAAACTCGATTTCATCAGAGTATCGTTGACTAAACTCTTGGAAGCTGAACGAGCGGTGACGCAACAACTGTCGGGTAATATCCCTCGGAGCCTCTACCTCGACCACAGCATTGACCATTTCGAAAACTGACCAGTGCTTGTTCTTGACACAGTAGTTCAAGAGTTTCTCTGCCGTGTCGAAGTTGTCTTGGTTAGAGGGGTTAGACACCCTAGCGCAGTATGCTAGGATGCCTTCCGAATTAGGGATACGAGCCTCGATTGTTGGTTGAGTAAGTCCAATCAGTCGGGCATTGATCTTTGTCAAAGTGATGTACCCACTTCTTTGCCATCGTCATAGACAGCTACCATCTGGTTCACATAATAGTAAGTGCAACCTTTCATAAAGGGCAGGAACAGTTCTAGAACCTCTGTAACCGTTTCTGCTTTACCTTCAACCATGACACGACGATAGGTATCTTCGGTGTCAACCATAGTGAATGTGAAGTGCATTTTATTCTCCTACAACATCAAGGGCAGACAGTTTCCACCAAGCCTCTACAGCACGACCATCGTTTGCACGATAACGAACTAGAGCGTCAGGCTGGCTTTCAAGGAAACTTGCTACCCCAATCACTTGACCACGCTCAAGGCTGACCTTGATAACTACTGTTTTACCAAGCAGGTTTTGTGGTGCATTTTCGTACATTATGCTGCCTGCCCTTCTTCGGGACGGACGTACTGGACATGCTCAAGGATTTTGACCTTGACCAGAGTGGTTCGATAGCTTTGGGTTCCGTCAGGTGCAGTGAACGGAGAGATAAGATGGGTAATCTCAGCAATGCTGCCATTGCCAATCAGGCCATCTTCTTCACTACTCCATAGTTTGCCATCTGCACGGAGAACTTTCGGGGGTCCACCAGCAGCTTCAATCACTTCACCAGCCTTGGTCTTGACGAGGTGCTTACGCTCAAACTTAACAACCAGTTCACCATCCATCATACGGTTCTGGTTAGGACGCTTGAGACTGCCAGTCTTCTTGAGTTTCTCGAACTCTTCTTTGGAGAGTTTCTGGCTGACGGTGTAGGCACCCTCACAGTCATCGTATTGGCCGTTGTAACCCGTTTTGTCACGGTTGCCTTCAAACAGACGCGCCCATTCAATCGGGCCTACCGTGGTGACTTCTTTGTATTTAGACATGCTTTCGCTTCCTTTTGTAGTAGCAGTAGACTGATTCTATCTGCTGTCGGGTTGGACGGTTGATATAGTTGTATCCACAGGGTTTGTCAACTAGATTTAGTGAGTTCTACGAACTTTTTAGTGTGTCTCGGCATAATTTTTTCCGATCTGCACATCTACATCTAGCATGACATTCAACCGTAGTTTGTCGTTAGCCTTCTTGATAGCACCCTTGAGGATGCCACCAATGTATTCCGAAGCGACCTCTGGTAGATAGAAGCCAACTTCGTCGTGAAACTGCATAGCAATCTTGATCTTAGCCTCTCGGCAGAAGGACAACCAAGTGTCAAAGCAGTAGACACCTGTAGACTGGTTAGCAGTAGAGAAACGATCCTTTTCAGATCGCAGGTTGTGCCAGAACTTAGAGACAGGGTTCTGTAGCCACACAGAGTTGCCCACAAGTTTAACCTTGAAACTCTCTGTTGCTTTGACCACAGAGTGGTTCCGTTCCCAGTAAGCCTTGATGATTGCTGTAGCCTCTTTAGGGGTCACACCAATCTCTCTGGCAAGTTTAGCTGCACCCACACCGTAGACGCAACTGTAGTTCGCAGCCTTGTATTTGCTACGAATAGGTTTCAGGTTAATCTCCCCTCTTGCATGTTTCGCCGCATCTTCTGCGGTGATAGCACCTGCAAACTCCGCAAGATTAAGGTGGGGGTCAAATCCCGGTAGGCTCATCTCTGCCACATAGGCAGGATCGTAGGGCTTCATGTAGTGGCGCTTTGTGGTATCCTCTAGGGAAACCATGTCAGACCCTACCAGATCAAAGCCATCAGGGGCAATTAGGCAACCCCTGATCTCGGCACCCCAAGGCTTGTCCACCTTCGGGATATTAGCCAGAGGCTTGGCATGTTTGAACCTGAACGTGTTGGTCAGCCCTGCCACAGAAGCAACAAGCCAACCATCTTTGTGGTTCTCTAGCATAGCCTTGAAGAAACCCTTGCGGTGACGGATAACAGTCAGACCTTCCAGAATTTCCACGCCGGGGGCCTTGTCCTTGAGGCTAGTGACACTGGCACACAGTTGACCACCTTCTGCATGGGTGGCTGGATAACGTACTTGGGCAATGCGCTTCTCCTGACCTGTCTGCTTGTTCTTGTCGTATTTCCACGTCTGGGGTTCCCAGCCAAGTTTGTAGAGCCAGTCCTTGACCTGAGCATCGCTGTTAGGGTTAGCGTCTTCCCAGTCAACGATCATTTCCACTTCGGAGGCTTCACTATCCGAAGGCATCTCCATCTGAAAGAGAATGTTGAGCCACTTCTTCCAAGCCTCAGTCATAGACCCATCCTTCTTGAACTTCTGTGCAGGCTTCTTGAAGGTCTTGTAGACGGGTTGCTTAGGCATAGCCTTGACCAGTTCCTCGAACTTCTCTTGTTGTAGGCGTTCCAGTTCGTCGTAGTTCTTCTGTGCGCGTTCTACATCAAGACGGACACCAACCTCTTCTGCTTCTCTTGCACAGTCCATCTTGAACCCAAGATAGTCCACAATACGAACAGCCTCATC